AAGAAAGGCGATCAGAATGGTCGCTGGTTTGACATCCCGATGCTAGGAGCAACACGTGAAAATGACTAAGAGTACAAAGAACGCAATTAAGTCTTACCTCAAGGCTGTGGCAGTTTCAGCCATAACTTTAGGACTTGCCCTAGTTGCAGACATTCGTCCTGAATATGCAGTTCTTGCTGCTGCTCTAGTTGCGCCTATCGTCAAGTACCTCGATCCTCAAGACGAGCAAGTTGGCTAATGTCACAACAGGACTTCTTTACGCTATACATAGCGACAATCTCAGTCATCGGTGGACTTGCAGGTTACGTCATCACACATCTATTGGGAGAAATTAAACGACTCAATTCGCGTGTCGATGAAATCTATAACATCTTACTAGAGCGATAATTTTTGTCATGGCAAGAAAAGCAACTAAGGCGCTAGAAGATCAAGGCTATTCAGCTCTTGATGCTTTCTGCATTGGGCTGCATGAATACTACAAATCATTGAAGAAGGCAGGCTTTCCCGAGTCTGTTGTGTTGTTCATGATTACAGAGCCACAAGCCTATCCTGCTTGGATTTTGCCTACCCCAATCGAACCCGAAAAATTCGGCGATTACGAGGATGACGATGAGGATGAATGAAAAGAACTGTTGTAGTTCCAGACTTACAAGTTCCCTATCACGATCCAGTAGCAGTCAAAAATGTTGCGGCGTTTATTAAAGCTGTACGGCCCGATTCTGTTGTCACTCTCGGTGATGAAATCGATCTCCCACAAATATCCCGATGGACAGAAAACACTCCAGGATGGTACGAACAGACACTAGCTGCTGACAGAGACCAGGCAGTAGAAGTTCTTTGGTCATTGGTCGAGCACTCAAAAGAGGCTCACATGATTCGTAGCAACCACACAGACAGACTTTACAACGTCACTATGAAGAAGATTCCAGCGTTTCTGGCCTTGCCTGAGTTGCGCTTTGAGAAGTTTATGAAGCTCGATGAACTAGGCATCACCTACCATAAGAAGCCTTACGCGATTGCTCGGGGCATTGTGGCAGTACATGGCGATGAGCAGAGCGTGAAGCCTACACCTGGCTTAACAGCCCTTGAGGCGGCTCGTAGGCATGGTATTAGCGTGATATGTGGGCATACTCACAGAGCAGGGCAATCGGCCTTCACAGAGGCCTCTGGTGGCCGTATAGGGCGTATTCTAAGGGGATGGGAAGCAGGGCATCTGATGGATGTCAGACAGGCTCATTACACTAAAGGCACGATGAACTGGCAGCAAGCCTTTATTATCATTGAGGAAATCGGTACAAACGTGCAGGTCAGCATTATTAACCTAGAAAAGGATGGGACATTCGTTGTGTCAGGTAAGAGATATGGGCGCGCTCGTTAACGACGTGCGAACAGATATTGATGATCAGATGGATGCGTCAGAATTATTGCCGTTTCGTCATTGAAATGTACTTGACGTACCCCAATTAAATGCGACACTAATCCTGTACCCAATCAAGGGCATTGGGGCAGTTAGGGCAAAGCAATGAATTCTTTAACAATCCTCACAGTAGTGGGCATAGGTATTGCGCTGTACTTCTCATTCCGTTGGGGTCAAGAAGTTGGCTATGACAGAGGAGTAGTCGATGGCCGTAAAGCTCTTAGAAAGCAGATAGAGCAGGTTGGTCGATGAGAGCAACTGAGGCGCTTATCAATGCAATCGACACGCTTCAAGATCGTGGCAAAATCTATGGTCACCCAAAAGTTAATTTTGCAAGGCAGTCTGCAAGGTTTTCCAGTTTACTCAATTACGAGATCACAGACGCTCAAGCTGCACTTCTTATGGTCGAAGTCAAACTTGCAAGAATCACAGAATCACCCAATCATCTTGACTCATATTTAGACGCAATCTGTTATCTCAGCATTGCGCTGGAACTACAAAGTACTGGAGATGAACTATATGTTTGATCTATCTAATTACGAGGATGTCAATTCACGCATCCGGAGATTTCAAGTTGCTTACCCAGTCGGAAGGATTGTTACAGATGTCATTCAATTCAATGCTGAGAAGGGTCATGTCCTCATATCAGCTCAGATTTACCGCGAGCATGAAGATACGCTTCCTGCTGCTGTCGATTACGCTTTTGGAGATGCAAGTACGTTTAATGCTTCGATGCGTAAGTTTTACGTTGAAGATACTGTCACGTCAGCGATTGGCAGAGCACTCTCACTCGTCTTGGAAACAACACACAAGCCAACAGTCCAAGACATGGCACGAGCGAAACTCGCAGAACCTAAACCCGAGAAATATATCCCTGTCGTGAAGGAAGATGATCCCTGGACAATTAAGACAGTTGCAATGCCAATAACAGCAGAACAAGCTGTGGCAACAGTCAAGGAGATTATAGGCGGCACAACTGACAAGGATGTTCCTAATTGCCTATGTGGCAAGCAAAGGATTTTACGAACAGGAACAGCAAAGACAGGTAAGCAATGGGCTGCTTGGGATTGTCCATTCAAGGCTAGCAATTATCAGGTTGGACAACAAAAGCCATGTGAGCCTGATCGTGTATGGCTAGAACTAAACAGCAATGGACAATGGCAGCCTCAAAAGGTAAGGGCATAATTATGGGCGAAATGGTAATCTTTGATGATGGCACAGCAACCATCTTGGGCGGAGAGCTCGAAGAACCGCAGGATATTGTTATCTATTGCGATCTTTGCAATGAGCCTGTGGCTATTACTCCAGAGGCTAATGACCAGGTATTTGTTACCTGTCTGAGATGTCATGCAGTTAGCCATATTGCACTTAAGACATCGAAAGAAGCAGATGCCGAGCCAACACAGGAAACATAGAGGTTATGCGACCGAACGCATAGTCGCCATGTACTTGCAGCAATGGTGGCACGCAGCTAGTGTCGGTCGTGGTCAAGGCGAGGACATTCTCAATGTTCCGTTCGACATCGAGATTAAGGCTCGTAACTCACTTGACATCAAAGGGACACTACGCCAGATCAAGGCACGCACGGACAAGTCAGGGAAGCTTGGCTTTGCGTGTTTCAGACTAAATGGTCAAGGGGAAGCATCAGTCGGTGAGTTCGTCTGTATGTTGTCATTAGTCGATCTGGTGCAGTTATTACGCAAAGCAGGTTATACAAAGATTCCAGTAGATATTGACTGGGAGAAGTCCATGATTAGATGTACTGATTGTGGTAATTGGAAAGTAAAGCATTGGGAGTGTAAAGCCTGTGGGAAAGAAGAAGCCAATAATGCCAATGTATGAATATCGTTGCCCTATTTGCAATACTCAAATGGAGCTTGAATTGTCTATGGATCATGACTTAGTTCGATGCACAGATTGTGGTGCACAGGCCAATCGCATCTATTCAGTACCTGGCTTAGTGTTTAAGGGTAAAGGTTTCTATTCGACTGATAAATAATCTTGGTAATGGGCGTCAAATGCGTCTCTTCATTTAGATGCTAAGTATGGTCAATAAAGTCCAACTTTCCGGATTGCCATAACTGCGCCTATTACCTTCCAATTACAACACGCCGTCCTGACCTGCACTTATAGAAATGGATTTGACATGACCAGTACACTCAGAGGGCTAGAGCACACCAGGTGCTCAGAGCGAACCGTGAAGCGGTTAGTTCGCTCGGTAGCAATCGTTATCGGGGGAGCTCTATGCTTCAACGTGGTATCAGCAGCAAGTGCGACAAACGATCCTAATAAACGCATAACATCTAAGCAATATGCTAAAGGACAATTAACAGTTAAGCATTGGAAATGTATAGCCGTTCTATATGGCAAAGAATCAGCATGGAATTGGAAAGCAGTAGGTAACATAGGTGGTACACACCAGGTGTATGGGATACCACAGGGTAAGAGTGAGTGGTTACGTACAGCTAATCCATTACAACAGATTGATTGGGGCTTACGATACATAGGCCATAGATACGGTTACACTAAGACTCATGAAGGTATCCAACCCAACACATGCAAAGCATTAGAACATTGGAAGCATAAGGGATGGCACTAGATAAATTAAACAGCCGTAAGTATCGCAATCACAAAGAGCGTGTGTTCGCTCGAGATGGTAGGCAATGCAGGTACTGTGGCAATGATGAGAACTTGCAGGTCGATCACATCATTAGCCGTAAGAATGGCGGCACTCACGATATGGATAACCTTCAAGTATTGTGTCGTGCATGTAATCTACGTAAATCAAGCAAGGATGAGGGCGTTTTTTTAGCACAAGCGGCTAC